ATGATTAAACTCGAAATCAATAATGCTGAATATATTGCTCAGTTAGAAGAAGCTCGTTTATCTGCAGATAACCCTTATGGCTATCTGTTTATGGATATTATCTTTTCTGATCCACGGTTTGATGAGAAGACATTTGAAATGAAAAACATTAGGCGGGAACCAATGAGAACGTATATGACGGAGGATGTTGCGAGAGATTTGTTTGAGAAGTTGGAAAAGTATTTCAATCATAAAAATATGGTACTAACGTCAAAAAATACAAAAAAACTTATGTAGTTTTAGTTATTTAAAACCATCTTCCTCGCTTGTTACTTATGAGTTTGTTAGTATCTATTTCTATTAAATTTTCTTTAGTATTTAGATAAAAAGAGAGATTATAATGGACTTAAAACAATGCGATAAAAAACAATTAAAAGAAGAATTTGATCGACTTACAGCATTAACCAGCTATAAATCAACAATGGGTGTTTTTGATATTTTTACTAGACTACCTGAATTATTAAATAATGGTGAAACTGTTTTATGTGTTAATAGCGGACTCGTAAAATCTAATGTTTGGTTGATCATTCCTACAAATAAACGAGTTATTTTTCTACATAAAAAGAGTGGTCTCTTTCATAAAAAAATTGATTCATCTTCAGTAAATTATGATGCTATTACTTCAATTGATTCTTCTTCTGGGTTAGCTGGAGGCAAAATAAAAATAAACACTCCTGGTACTATTTATGAAGTTGGCACACTACAAAAAAATTCAGTACAGCCACTAGTCGATATTATCTTATCGACAAAAAACAATTCATCACCACAACCTTCGAATAATAGTGGCGGTGATGATCTGTTATCTAAATTAGAAAAATTAGGTAAATTAAAAGAAAGTGGTGTACTAACAGAAGAAGAATTCCAAGAACAAAAAAGTAAATTATTGAAGTAGTAAAGTCGCTGAGGGTTACACTTTATGTGCAACCCTATAAATAGATTTAATACCCAATCGCTAAATAAAAACAATCTATATAACTGGCATTACCAGTTAATGTAAACCCTGTTTTAGACCTATTAGTAGTACCTAACATTGCATATCCTTCTGCCGCAGTAACCATAATAGCTAATACCGCATTAGGAAAAGGCGTTGGAAATTTAAAATCTAATGATTGTCCTGCACTCCATTTTAATCGATTCCATTGTTGCATTATTCCAGTATCACCACATTTCCACCAACCAGATTGAGCCTTATTTGCAGTATTTTTAGCACCATAATTTCCAGCTGGTGCATAATTTCCTTTAGGCTGATACTTACTATCTGATTCTGTTTTTGAATAACTGTAACCAGACGCTTGATAACTGCCTTTAGGCTGATATTTACCGTCAGACTCTGCCTTAGTATACGATGCGCCTACTAGCGCATAATTGCCCGCTGGTTGGTAATTTCCTTTGCCTTGATAACGCCCGTCACTTTCTGCTTTTGTATAGCTACTTCCAGCCGTTGCATAACTCCCTTTAGCTTGATATCGACCATCCGATTCCGTCTTCGTATATGAAGCACCGGCTAATGCATAATTACCTTTAGGTTGATAATTTCCCTTAGGTTGAAAAGCATCTGTAGAGGCTTTCTGGCTCATAACGTGCTCGGTTGATGGACCAATACCTTGCGATATTTTTGATTTGTCTAATTTATTATTAAGTCCACTATTTAGCGCTGTATTTGTCGCGTAATCGCCTGATGGTTGGTAACTTCCTTTCGCTTGATATCGGCCATCGCTTTCCGTTTTGGTGTAACTATCCCCTTTATTGGCATAGTTCCCCGCAGGTGCATAATTACCCTTTGGCTGATATTTGTTGTCGGTTTCTGCCTTTGAATAGCTGTAACCGGATGGTGTGTAATTGCCTAACGGTTGAAAACGTTGATCTGATTCTGTTTTAGAATAAGCGCCTACATCACCTGCTGTGACATCGGCTTTTAACTCTGCCCATGCATTGCCGGCAACCGGCTCAATATTGTTATTCTCAACTTTAGACTGCCAGACTTTATTTTTATGATAGACAATAGCGCGTATTGCATACGGCTGACCGGCTTCAGCCCATTTTGGAAAACCAAATAACTGAATTTCACCAATGGCTTCCGTGATATCGTGAAATATCCCGTTCATTTTTTCACGTTCGATATCTTTCGCAGCAGGATCTGTGACTTGGTCACGCTCATAGTCGTAACCATAGCCTTGTGTATAAGACACTGAGCCGTCTGGTTGGATTTCTACGGGTATAGAAGCCTTATCCCCTTGTGTTGCAAAGGGGGTTTTAAAAATAGTTGTCATAGGAATTATGCTCCGAAGTTACTGCCTAAGAAGTTTTTACGATGCTGACCAACGCCAAAGGCTTTTTTAGTCACAATGCGATATTTGACGCCAACGCCAGAAGGACGTGGCATTAAGTCGAAATTTTCGAGAAGAACCCGTAGACGTTCGTCAGGGTTGAAGTTAAAGACGTAATACATGTAAGTCATGTCCAGCGGATCAAGGACAAAGACTTTGCTATCATCACGCCAAAAAAAGCGTTTTAAAAACTCATTAATATTGGTGACCGTGGGGCTTTGTGTCAGATTAAAATAGCGCATTCGTACTAACATGCGTTTTTGATCAACAGTTAGTGACAAGGTGTAATCCGCATTACGTCGGAAGTTGGATTTAAAATTGGCTTTCTTTTTGCCAAAACCAAACCCAACTTTATTTTTATCGCTCGGTGGAATATCAATACCTAACGGTACATCCAGAATGCGTGACCAAATCGACAACCCAAAGTCATTCGCCGTATCGATATTAAACACATCTCGGTACCAGTTTTGCCAAAATGACACCATCGACTTTTCAAAATAAGAGGCTTTAAAACTGGCGAGTTTCTTTAAATTCTCTGCATCTTCATACTGCCAGAGGATCGCTTTTAATAGGTCTGAATGGAACTCAAATTGTTGAACGTTCATACAATCACCACTTGCACAGCACCTCGTTGCAAGCGTGCGATTTGATTAATGGCAATTGGAATTAACGCAACATTCCATACTTTCCCATCTAGCGACAATTCAACTTTAGTCACGAACAGACGAGGCTCAACAGTATTTACCGCTGAAGCTATCTCAAAAGGCGATACTTCACGTCCAACAATCAAACCGTTATCGCCATCCAACTCTCCACGCGTCCATTGTTCTATGGCATTGGGGATAATAGTTTGCGCATCAACGGCTGATTTTTTAACGGTCACTCGACAAAAAACGGTGATCTCTTTAGGGCGTGAAAATTTCACTTTATATTCTTGTCCACTTACCGGCTCTACAACACCGATTTCAATCTCACCATTAAAAGCCGATCCAATGGTTTTGGTTCTCAGCAATGATTTAGCAATTTCGTTACTGTCACCCCCTTCAACACAGACATAAATGCTATGAGGTAACAGAGAAACTCCATCAATAGTGAGCACTGCATCGGTGTAGTTCTCACGAAAAGAAAGCGAGTTAACACCCTCTAATTCATACAGTGAAGAGGTGATCGCTTCTGCGACACTGACGGTATTTTTAGCCAGTGTTTGCTTACGCCGTCGCCTTGCTTTGATATCAGATTCAGCATAACGACCAACAACTGCATGAGTGGGGTTATTGACTTTCTCCCAACCTAATACTGAGCTAGCCACAGAATTCAGTTGGCCGGCACCGCATTCAACAGGGCCATATTCAACCGCCCTCATATCCCCGGTTGCTTTGCCGGTATTATCAATAATCAAGGGTGAAACTGTTTCGAACATGGCACCGGCAACACTGGATGCTAATGAGCCTTTAGGAATAATCGTGCTGGGTACGCCACTAAATTCAACGCTGGAAAGATAAGAGTGAGTGGCATTAATGCGTTGGCCACCCATTAGCGCCCATATTGCATCAAGAAAAACACCACCCGCAATATCGGGATTGATTTGATTTGCTAACTCGGCATTGTTTCTCACCATTGCATCACGGTTTTCAACTTCCATCGTCGCTAGTGCGCCCTGCGGTGTCTCAGGGGCAAGGTTAATCGATTGACCAAACACCGCACGAAACTCGCTTTCGACTTCATCACGTATTGTAGCCGTGTCGGGAAGAATAACGCCTTTATTATTAATATAACGATAATCAGCCATTCAATGTAAACCCTCCGTATATCGTGCGAATTGTCGCTTGGTACTTCAATTCACCGTTCTCGACTGTGGCGCTAAAATGAGTCACTTCAACCACTTCTTCAATTTCGCTCATACGTTGTCTAAACGCCGTTTCAAACATCGGGATATCAGCTTGGCGACCAAAGGTTGTTGGCCAGAACGGAATACCTTTATCTTTTTTATGTAACATTTCACCACGCACGGCCTTGGCAAAATGCTGACAAAGGTTTTTAACCGCATCGTCTTTTTCACTGAACTGGAGGTTTCCATCAGGGCCAATAAAGAGATCATTATTTTTATCGATTGAAAATGTTCTCATAGAGGCGCTCCTGTATTTCCATGACCGGTCTCAACACCACTGTGTTGATGAGTAGAGCCAATATCTTTTCCATTGTGTTTCATCGTGCCACCACTAGAGTCACTATTACCATTTACGGACTGATTGCCATTCACTGTGACGTTGCCATTAAACGTAGTTTCAGGCACATTGACTTCAAGAACGGGCGAATCTAAAACCGCCTTACCCTCATGCAGGGATAAACACACAGAACCATCCATTGATTGGATCACCAAAGCATCAATGTTTTTTCCATCAATGACCCAACCTTTAATCGTGTCAGGGAAAAACATCGCATCACTAAATGAATGCAGACGTGCGGTATTAGGTTGATCTTCCAATCCCCCACGTTGAAATATCAGGCTAATATCACGGTCATTGGCTTTTATCCAACCGAAATCACCCGGCTTAATGGGTGCGCGAATAAAGAAACCGCCTCCGCCAAATCTAAAAACGGGAATGTTGGCCAATGGTGCTCGCCCGACTGTTCCCCCTTCCGTTGTTACCATCATCACCAGTGGTTTGATAACAGCACGATTGGTTTTATCGTCATAACTAACCACTGTTGCAGGGAGCATGTCCTCTGTATTCATCATCAGGTTACGAAATGCAGACGAGAGCGCACCTGCCAGCGAACCATCACTGGCAATATCAGTATTGGGTTTATTCATGATTATGCTCGTTTACATGTGGCCTGATAAAAGAAAGGATCATCATGTGAAGCAACATCGAATTTCAGTTGTTCAATGATATAGTCACCATTAAGTGCGGAATTGAATTTACTCTCGAGTCGTAGCATCCCACCTAGTTCTGAGGCACCATCAATTAAGTAGGTGACAGATAATCCTTTTTCGGTGGCTTTAGGTATACCCACCATGCCTGATTTCATGCTAAGAATGCGCAAGCGCCCTTTTAAGGCTTGGTTATCATCTTTGACAAATAACGTATCATCATCAATAAAGGCTTTAACGTTTCCCGCTTCCTGCAGTCGTTGTACTTGCTGTAACGCTGAACCGCAAAAATACCAATTAGCAATATTTTTATCGGTGGCTTGAAAGTCCAATCTAACCTTGCAATCCTTCGCCACCGATGAAGCGATCTCGCTCATCTTCTGCATGGCGCCACCACTGGAAGAAACAATATCACCTGAGCTGGCGTTATTAGTTTTAGCCTTAATGGTTAGCGTCACATCGGGAGGCGAGGCAATTTCTGCACTGACAATATCACCGGTAAAGATACGAAATAATCCCGTATTAATGCGCCCTACCTCGAGGTAAAGACGACGAGTTTGTTTGCTTTTATGATAAGGGCTAGTTTCAGTGAGAAGATAATCTCGAGTGTGGGCGTTTAATCCATCAATACTAATTGTGCATTCATTTTGTAAGGGGTTTGCGTACTTGGTGCCGTTAGCTTTAATCCGCAACCCTTCATACCACTGCAGTCGTTCTGCGACTTCAATCCCCACCCGTATTCGTCGTAAGTCCATCTTCACTCCAAATAATTAATGATTGGGTTCTATCGAATAATTCATACCAGGGCAGAGCATCATTTTCTGTTATAAATGCTAAATTCGTGCCATCAGTCAGGTAGCGATAAGGAATGATAGGTGTGTTTGCTACCGCGCGCATACCCACGGCGATAACCTCACTTTCTCGTTCAATATCGAGATACATCGCATGTCGACCGGCTTTTATTGTTAGCGTCCAATTAACTCCCTCTAAATTGACAGATAAGCGTTGGTTTGGAATAGCTTTTAAAGGTATGACTTTCATGAGAAGCTCCAATCACCATCTGCGATACGTGTTGCCACCGAACCTTTCTTTTTAGTCTCCGTATCGGCTTCTTTTGTTTGCACATTTCCCCGATTTACGGTTGATGACTGCGCTGGTTTTTGTGTCGCTCGAGGCGGTAAATCGCCGTATTCAGGCTCAACAGTGCGCCACTCAACAAACCGTAGTGACAGCTTTATCGCATCTATCATGTCAGGTATTTCATCATGATTAAAACCCGTCAATAACATCGGTTGATAGGTTTTTACTCGGGTTTGAATACCAACAAGTTTGTGTTCGTCAAAAGCTTGTTGCATCGATGAGAAGATGTTTTTCATCTCTCCCGTTAATAGCAAATCTATACCAATCTCAACGGGGTTAATGATCACATGATCACTGCGAGTTTCACCACTTTCAACTTGAAATTGTGTTGCCTTATGCTCATCTCTTACATTGATTTGAATCGGACTCACGCTATCAAACAGTGTAGAAAATGACGCTAAATCAAAGATTTTGACTTCTGTGATCATTTTGCTACTCCCGTTGAATTTTGCTGATTTAAATCGGCGAGTTGATCTTGCAATGTGTCTTTTACACCCGATGCCATACCCTGCGCATCTGTGGCTTGAGTCTCAATCTTAATTTCTCCAATGCTTACGTTACTTTCATTCTTCACATTGGATTGATTACTGATGGCTTGGCTGGTAATAGGATTCATCGCATTGTTGGCAATCGCATCTAATTGTGCATTGGCTTGAGCAATAGAATGTCTAACTGGTGGCTGTTGTGTCGTTTGGCTTTCTTCTTGAGGTATGGCATATTCAATCTCACCATTATCATTGACTTTTCGCTCTACGTTTTGATTGATAGTGATTTCTTCATCGTCACCGAATCCGAAAAACTCTTTAGCAGATTTCCAACCATTTTTAACTGCATCAAGCCCTGTATTTACCCAACCAATGATTTTTTCGACTTGCTCCCACATCCATTCAAACGCGCCCACAACGGCATCCGTCACTGTAGTAAAAACACCCGCAAAGGACTTACCCCATCCTGCAATGACAGAGATACAATTGATGAGAAACTTAACATAAGCCTTTAAGCCTGAAGCCATTAGCTCCCAACCAGCGACAACAATATCCGCGACAACACCGACAATAACCTTTAGATATTCAAATAACTTTTTGAATGTTTCCCATAATGCAAGAATGATGATTTTCAACTGAGGGTATTTTTCAAGAATACGACCTATCATTGAATCGTTGCCGTCGATAAAGTTCATGATATCGTCATAAACAATCGCAAATGCGGCAGCTAATAGTGCAATAATGGCAATAATAGCGATAATCGGCCATGTTGCAGCAAGTGTTGCTGATGCAGCAGCTAACATAGGGGGAACGTAATAAAGTGCTACGGCCAAACCAATGGCTGAGAAAAAACCTATCAATAAATTTTTGTTTTCTTGGCAAAATTTGACAAAGGTTTGCACCCAAGAAAGGACTTTAGTTAACGCTGGTAACGCACTATTCATAATACTCATCATGACACTACTGAATACGGTTTTTAATCCTCCCGTCACTTCCTTATATTTTTGGGATTGTAATGCAAGTTCCTTTGTAACAACGCCATTTTCCTTTTGCTTTTTAGTCAACTCCTCGAGTTCTTTTCGCCCTTTAAGAATGGATTCAACAATTTTATTGTCTGTTATTCCCACTTCTTTAATTCGAAATACAGCTTCTTCTTTGCTCATCCCTTGCACAGCATCAGACAAGCGATATATGCCTTCCATTGCACCAATAGATTCGCCTTTCATATCTTTTAATGAGATATTTAAACTTTTGAAAACATCTGCTTTCCCTGATGAAGTATCTTGTAATGCTTCACCAATACTTTCAGACATATCCATCAATGAGTCACGAGCGCCTTGAGCATCTCCTCCCATTGAGGTTATGACTTTGCCAAAAGCATCAACATCTTCAACAGGAAGTTCTAAGGCTTCTGCGGATTGAGAAAGCGTATTCACTTCTTCTGCTGTTGTTTGAATAAATGACGCAATTCCCCCTACCGTTAAACCAATCCCAACCATCCCTGCCATTCGACCGAGGAAACCAGCTAACGACGAGGTCGCCTTACCATAATTATCTGCAACCTCATCGGCTGACTCAGCTAATTCATTATTTCGCCTTGTCAGTCGATCCGTTTCTCTAGATGCCGAATTATTCGTGGCAGTTTGATCATTGATTGACTGTTCAGCTCTCTGAATATTACGTTCGAGTAATACAATGCCTTCCGATAATTTTTTATTACTTTCTGATGAGAGAGCATTAGACTGTAAAAGTAATTTCGCATACTCAAGATAATCTTTCATTTTCTCTATGTATGCGCTTAACTCAGCTTGAGCAGTATCACTATCAATATTTATCTCAGTCTGTTCGTTGGATACATTACCTAAACTATCAATAATATTTTGAACAATATTATCAATGTCTTCAGAATTACCCTCCGCTTCTTCAGTGATCCGTTTAATTTCTGAAATGATGGCATCAGAGGCATTTGATGCATCACCATTAACATGAATATCGACTGAGTTTGACGATAACTCTGTCAATTGTGCGGATAGATTTTGAATAAATTGTGTAAATCCATCTGCACCGATAGTTGCGGATTGTTGCGCCTTTTTCATCTCAGCAATAATGTCATCGGTCGATTTACTCACCCGATTAAACGCATCATCGGCTTGGCTGGTATCAAATTCGAATACTTGAACAAAGGTATCTAGCAAGGCCATATGAGTTATCCTTTCGATGAAGCCAGCGCTTCGTTATAACGGTTAGTAATGGCGATCTCCCACAAATCAAACGCCTCTTCTAAATCTATTGACGTTTTGAGTTCGGTGAGCGTGGCGAAACCGGCTGAGATGATGACGGCAAAGAAGCCATCAGCGTTTTTATAATCGACGGGAGTGAACCGGTGATTTTGTTGAGCAGGAATTGGAGGAAACCTTGGCTCCCGTCTTTGCCGAAAAAACTGGTGTTATACTTCAACATTTCCAGTTCAAGACGAATAAGGGCTTCACCATCGGGCACATGGTTATCAATTAATGTGCTGGTTTTAAGGTGGATTTCCTGTCCTTCTTTTTCGACAGCAACATACGCCATCATCTTTAACATGGCTTCTTTACTGACTTCATAGTCGCCAATTTTAGGCGCATTCGATAAAGGGTATTTTGCCAGAATCTCACGTCCAATCGTTGCCGGTAATCGGCTAATGATAAAAGTGTGCTCTTCACGATCAGCATCGGTGATCGTAATTTCTTTCGGTTTAATTAACATGATTAATATCCATAAAAAAAGGCGGAATAACCGCCTAGAATTAACGTGCGCGAGTGCGGTCGAAGTCTTGAAATACGAAGGTATACGCTTTGGATTTGTGTCTTCCTGCACTGGCAACAGAGCTACCACGACTACCATTGGTAATTTTCCCGTTACGTGCCGTTGTCGTTGAACCATCGCCATACGAGGCAACCATGGTGATAACATCCCCTGCATGCCGTTGTCCACGTCGTGCGGTGTTCGATTCCAGTAAGATAGCGAGGTTTTCGTCTTCTTCACTGCCCGCTAACACGTTAATGGTGACCGTTTGAGGTGTTGGCGTTGACCAACTGACAAGATTGCCATTGATATCCATTCCTGTTTGCGCAATGTCCACTGCGGGCAAATCTAATGGATCGGCATCATCTGCGAAGGCGGTAATTTGAATACCGGCGGGAAAAGTTTTATGTGCTTGAATAACAATACTCAAGCCGGTTGCTGATACATCATGCATATTGTGTTCCTTACACTAAGTTGTGAGAGCCTTCGACTTTACGAACCCAGTCGCCCTTACCGTAAATCAATACATATTTCATTACGTACTCAGGCAAATCAGAGGGGCCTGTGTTTTCGACAATTTGAGCGTTGTACCAATAACCTTTGTTTTGTACATCGTGCCATGCCAAATCATCACCAGAAGCGTCTGTCACCGCGATTTTTTGCACATCGGTTAAGGTTTTTCCCGCTAGAATAGTGCCGTTATTAATCGCCTTAGTTACCGCCCCTGCAATCACCATCATTGCTCGTGCTTCGCCGTCTTTATTGGCTGGTACTCCGCGTGTGGCCATCAATAAACTGAACCACTGTTGCGCAATATAGGCCTTTAACCATTGTTCGTTAGTATGGACACTCATATCCAATGGGTTGGCAACCCCACCACATAAGAAACCCCGTTGATAGAAACTAATATGTGAACCCGATACCGCCGTTTCTCCGTAATAGTTCACTCGTAGTTTATCTAAGCGATCCGCATCGATATCGGTCGTAATTTGCGATGGAAATGTGACACCAAATTGACGATACATATAGTTTGTTGTCGCATTGGTGCGGTCATAATCTGTGGCGGACATAATGGCCATCGGTAACGCTTGAACAAAGAAATTATCCGCTGTTTTCAGATTTAAGCCCGTTGAAGCCGTACCCACCAGCGCCCCGCTAAAATCTTCTGCATTTTGATTGGTCACAGACAAGTGCAATTGATACTTCACGTTTTCACCTGCCACGTACTGCGCCAACTCTACGGCATGCTCTAATGAAAGTTCCGTTAAAAATGTTGCGCTACCAAAAGAGTCAGAAACAGCCTCAGAAGCAATAAAGGCTTGTAGCGGAGTTTGTGCAGGATTACCGGCTGATGATGTGCCGTGGCTAATACTCATCGCATCAGCAAGCACCGATTGGCGTACACTAATATCCGCGCGCTCTTGCACACCACCACTAATGACAAAAGCGCTATCTAGGGAATTAAACGTGACATAAGCGCTAGCAAATTGAGGTTCATTTTCTGCATTCAATTTCGCTTGCACAGCTGTCGCAACATCCGCGTATGATGTGCTTTCAGTAAGATCAATTCCTGTGATTGTTTTTGTCACTTTTCCAATAGTGATATTGAGTTCACCCTCATTAATCAATTTTAAATCAGCTAAATCCCCTGTTTTGTCGCCAAACAAGGTAGGCGCTCGACCAACCGGTTCATAAGAGGCGATTTGCAGTTCTTTGGGTTTACTTGCTGGTGCTGGACTGACATAGCTGAAATACTGTCGTGCAAAATGTGCCTCGGGGGAGTCAGTACCCAATAAGTCATCCACTTGACCACTGGCAAATTCAAGCACTTTACCGGCAGGGATTTTAGGGTTAGTTGAAAAAATACGAGCCGTGAGCTTACGCATCGGTACAGCAGACGCGCCAATCACCGCACTCGCGATATCGACATAGCGAGTTTGTTTGATAGACATAACGTTCCTTAAATACGATAGATATCGGGATACAACGCACTCACGGCGTCTGTATCAGGATGAAGTGTGCGATTAAATGTCACATTGAAATCAAATGAGGGGTTTTGTTCGTAGTTGCCCTGGTCATTCAGAAAATAGGGCGTTCGAATACCTGTTGCCCGTTGAACGCCAATGCCTTGTTTACGGAGTGCTTCAACAAAGGGCAATGAATTGGTGATCATTCTGACAATCGCGGTAATATCACTCGCTGAATAATGGCCCAACTGGGTAATAAAAGCCTGAACTTGGTACGTTTTTTCAGATAACTGGTTTTCTTGGTGATTGGCTTTATTGCCTTGAACGTTATATTTACGCCCTTGCCAGCCATAGCCGTTTTCATTAATGGGAAAGAACATCACCATATTATCTTCACGGCCTTGCTTGGTAGATTGAAAACCGGCTTTAACGGGGATCTCAATGTCGACTTCTTTTAACTGCAACAAGAGCTGTTTGCGAATAGCAACATCAACTTCATAATCCGTCATAAGTGCCCGCCTCAATACAAATAACCGATTTCCAACCGTCTTGTTCGTACCAGTCTGCATCACCCACCACATCATATTTTCGGCCATTGAACACCAGAAAATCAGGGGATGTGCCACGTTGAACGGCTTTAATATCATGAGAGGTATATAAGCGCCGGTACACTTGGCTTGTATCTAATCCCATGGATTGAATATCTTGGGTATCGACCGCTTGCCAACTGCCACGAACTTCTACGGGATCATAATAATCATTTTGGTCATTCCCTCGCTCATCGGGTGCCCGTTCTTTAAATCGAAACCAAAGCACCTTTTGCTGTGGAATATAACGTGAAGCAATACGATTTAAGTTACCAAACATTATTTATCCTCCACTGCGAAACTAACCGCTTGAAGCATTTGGCCAGTATCGACTAACGGCTTATCGGTGGCCTTACCTTTGCTATGGCGACGTGCTCTTGCTTTAACGGTTGACTCCTCCAGTGCCGGTGTTGTGACTGCTTTTATTGCCATTTTCACATCGCCCGCAACCGTCGCACCAATTTGTGTCAGCCCATTATCCAGCGTGATATTGCCCTTAACAGACGCTTTCACTGCTCGAAAAATTAACTGACTATAATCCTGCTTTTTGTCATTCATGGTCGGACGTAAAAATGGGCGAGGAGGAATGCCACCGGCGGGATAGCCCAACTCTTGAATAGAGGCAATATAAGCAATCGGTGTTCCATTGGGATATTTTGCGTGCTCAAAGAAGCCAACACTTAATCGCTTTTTAGCCAATTCATCGTAAACCGCTTTTAATTGCGCTAATTTAGTCATTAACGTAATCGCCCTCCTCGTGTAAATCGCCCTCCTACACCACGAAAGGCAGAGCGCTCACCGCCACCACCGAAGTATTGAGGTACACTACAACGCTTAATTAGCGCTAGAAACTGCTGGCCAAAAGTGGTCATTTTGAACCAGTGTGACCAGTCCGAACCGGCAGGCGGTGCCGTAAATGACACGCTCACCTTATCGATAGTCACACTTGTCACCACACCGGTAGGCGACTCATCATCAGCAATCATTTTTCTGAGTGTTAGCATGTGTGCAACAACGAGCATCCACAGCTCGTTAGTGCAAACACTCTTACAGGCAGAGAAATAGTTCAACGCAGATTGAGCAATGATAAATATTTCATCATCACCCACAGAGTTAAACTGCGGATAGAGCACACGGAATGATGTTAAAGGAAATGTGCTCGTCTCCATGATCACTTACCTTTTTTGTTGGTTTTAGGAACGTCTAACTTTTCAGCCTCTAACGATTCTGGTGTGTCAGGAGCTGATTGGTCGCTGGCTTCCATATCTGTGGCGACTTTTTCAGGATCTTCTTTGCGATGCTCAACAGTAATAAAGCCATTGTCACAATGAAGATTGAAAACGTGATTTTCTTTGAGTTGTTTGTATTGCTCGTCAGAAATTTCTGTCACACGGCCACGTGGTGTGTACATGTGTTTGGTCATTACGTTCGCTTGACCGGCAATAAACACTTTCCCGTCTCTCACGGTATAGTTCTGGTCATTCGATAAGGTGCAATATGCATAAAGAGGCATGGAGTGCTCTCCTGTTGTTTGGATATAAAAAAGCCCTCAAATGAGGGCGCAAAAAGAGAAGTGGTAAGATTAGATGCCGGTTAAGCGTGTCACCGCCCACGGACGGGTCACAAATACACCTGCAGTCGCATTGGTCGCATCTTCCATATACCCTTTAATTTGGTTGAGTGAACCTAATAACTGATATTTCACAGGCACAACTTGCAGGATCGACGCACTGGTTGCCGTTGAACCATCATCAATGCTATCTGCGAACATATAGGCCACATCAGCCCCACCATTTGCGCCAACAAATTCAGGAGAGAAAACCAGACGCATATTGGGATAGTTTTCATTTATCCATTGTTTGACTGTCTCACCACGTGCCACCGGATTAGCCACATTCAGTACAGAACGAAAGCCCAACGGCAATGTTAAAGTGATTGGTGTGTCATCTTTAATAATACCGCCAGAGCTTGTTTCAATACGCGAGAACATATCAGTAATATCGGCAGTGATATCCGCAAATGTTCCCCCTTTCCATTTGCCTTTTGCGGTTTCATAGGCGGGTAAGTTAGGCTCATTCATCAAACCAAAGACGCGTGTTTCAGGGCTATTAAATCCGTAGTAACCCACACGCTCACGGCCTTGCTCTAATGATTCAGTCACTGAATTACGCTTTTCTTCCATCGCAACAAAACCTGCTGACGATTGGCGCGCTTCTTCTAATTTACCGACTTGGAAACCTAACTCGAAACGGACGAGACCACGGCGCTCTTGGTCTTGCGCATAAGACGCTAATGGCACATTGGTATGATCACCATAAAGTTCAGCTTTACCGGTTGGTGTCGCTACATTCAGTATGATTTCTTCATCATGCCACTCGCCCGCATTAACGATACCGGTGATTTCATCTAACACACGCACACGTGTTGCGGTACGAATGACACCGGGCAAAACGTGTTGCAACATTTCGCGTTGAATTAAGCCCCCCTGCATTGCACCACCGCTGATCGCGGAGTCCATCGCAGAAAAACCACCAAAGCCGATTTGCGCTAATTCACCATACGTCCACTTTTGCTCTGGGTTAATATTCAGTTGGCCATGTTTTTTGATATCACGGCCAGACATGTGAAACTTAATTTTACTGACTGGCATTATTCACCTTCCTTTGGAGATGCTGGATATGGGATTTCTGTTAAACGAATAATGCCCAAATGAGCACTTTCTTTTGACTCAAGGTGTCGGCTGATAAAACCAATGACGCGATCACCGGCACTAATAGTGGCTTTAGAAGATAACGAGCCGTCAGCTTCATCAAAAACAACCGGTGCGTTGATTTTCCCTGCCACTTCTTTTAGTTCAACGAAAACTTCCCCCATTGTCAGGAATTCGCCCTGTGTACCGTTACGAGCGAACGCTTCTTCGATACGATAGGCTTTAGGGTTAATCATGATCCCCGCAAATGCCCCTTTCCCCCCTACTTGAACGGATTCTACTGAATCATCTTTGTAGGTATAGGCGCGACCGAAAATATTCAGCTTTTCATCCGCTGAACTAAGAATGGCTGAAACAGCGCGAATAGGGCCTGCATGACTAATTTCACCGACAACACCAGAAATTAAGCCATTTGCTACTGATTTAGGAATTGCCATTATTTAGCTCCCCATTTATCCATAATTGATTTATTGCTCACTGCTGAGTCCATTGTTGAGCTGGTCTTTTGGGAGTCAGGCACACGCCCTTGCATCCAAGCATCAAGAGCAATGGCTTCTGTGCCTTTACTGCATTGAATACCCAGTTTTTCAACACCGTACTCTGCAACTTGTTGTTGAGTCATTGCCGAATGGTCAAACACACCAAGGAACGGCGTTAACTTATGCGCCAGCGCATCACGCGCACCGATTTGTTTGAGTAACTCCCCCGTATCCATTGCCGGTTTTGCTTTCTCTAATCGTTTAATTTTACGTTTCAGCGATGCCATTTCATCCATTGCGGTCATGCTACGGTTTAGGCGTTTTAAACGACGATGAAGGCCATCGGTAGTTGCTTGGTCAAGATGCTCTTTGGCTTCTTCAATCGCTTCGACAGCCTCTTCAATGGCGACTTCGGCTTTCTCGACTGCTTCAGGTTCGCCAGATTCAGCCTCTTCTGTGGCAATTTCGGCTTTTTCCACGGCTTCTTCTGCTTTCTGCTCTTCGTCAGGATCTGAATCAGTTGAAGGTTTTTTCTCTTCTTCTGGTTCATCGTCTGTTGCAGGTTTAGCACTGGTAATTGCTTCTTTGATAATCGCTTTTAACGCTTCCAATTGCTCGGGCGTAAAGGCACCTTCATCAGTGGTTGGTTTGTCTTTATTTTCATCTTCAGGATTCATGCGAATAAGTTCCTTTGTGTCTATGGTAATAACGGAATGGTCTTGTACAGCAACATCAGCGCCAGTGCGCCCTTCATCGACTAACGCAAGATGGTTGGCTCTAATATGCCGTTGTATGGCGTCATAACGTTCACCGTTAAATTCGCCTGGTGTGAAATCATAAATACAGCGATAACCCGGAGATAATTCAATTTTTCCCCCTTCAATTTGGTTAAGCGCTGAATTAGACAGGATTTTGATATTGCCTCTAAGGTAGGGGTATTCAAAATAGACTCGCTCCCCGATTACCCCTTGTATCCCCTTTGTCTCTGCGGGTGTGCCGTCTTTCCCTAGCATTTCATGCTCATCAACAAAGGGCATTAATTTGAAAGAGTTAATTGTCTCTGTGCTGGCCAGTTCTTCTTGTGGGCGATACACCTTGTAAATCTTTTCGGGTATTGGTGCGCCAATCTCAAACCCTAAATAATCAAAAACCCCAACTTTAGAGATGGGGTTATCTTTGACTTCCAGCCAGCCGTTTAAATCATATTGTCGCTTTGTCATGTCTCCTCACCGAAATCTATTACGGGTGTCCAGAAGCACTTACAATTTGGTAATTGTCCGGGCAATCCTCGTTCTCCCGTTTTAGGATCAATAATCGGTGGGTTATCTAAATCAAACACTTCACCGTCCAATTTAATATGCCATTCACGAGGCTCAGCACTTCCACCAGAGTGATGCCAAACCGCTTTACGAATACCAGCAGATTTCATGCGCTCATAGTTAACCGCTGTCGTAATCTTTCGTGTTTGATCAACAGCGATAAAGTTCGCCCTTTTCTCTGTCACACTACCTGTTTGCCTAATTTCCTCTAATAGCGTCTTTGCGCCCTCACCACCTTGGCTGATAGAGCGTAAGGCAACACTTTCAATACGTTGATGAAATTGCAGTGGAATGGATTTAATTAACGATACGTTTTCAGCTGTAGAGGCAATGATTTTATCTTTCAGAGCTTCGGGCATATCTGGGGTTTTAATGGTGATCCCCCCTGACAACTGTTTGAGAGAATCATCTAAATTACGTTTTGCGCCTATATCGACTTGGGAAACAAATTTATCTGCAATCTCTGTGGATTTTTGTTTGAAAATCTTATCCCATTTGCGTTTTAGTCGGTTAAGCCAGATGCGTGTTTGACTGGCAAAGCTGGCATCCATCGTAAAACCTTCAAAGTCGTCATTTAATTCGCTAAACACTTTTTCATAGTCTTTAACCATTGAATTAATGAGGCGTGACATGTCACCTTGATAACGACTCGAGGGCGCTACCGAATACTGCAGGGGCTTCCCTTTCATTACTGCTTGGCGAGAGGTTGCCCATTGCGCTCGCTTCGTTCGTACTCGTATTCGCCTCGACATAATCTGCCTCGTTCACTTCAATACCGTAATAGCTGGACGCTTTATCACTGGCCAGTTTCTTGCGGATATCTAACCCATCAATCGCCCCCGTTGTTGCATAAGCTGAATCGGCTTGTGCTTGTTTAAGCTCAATATCCGCACTCTCAACAGCCGTCGGGCTATCAAGCGGTGCCCATGTGATAGAGATTTCTGTCACAGGTAAACCATCACTACGCATCAACATGTCGTAATGGCGCTGTAATAGCTCTTCAAGATCGTTTGATTGGATACTTTCAAGCTCTTCGCGGTAATTAGCCTCTTCGTATTCACCTGTTGAGTTAAAGCCTTTCGGTGTAGTGCCTAATAACTTTGTCGCGGGTACATTGGAAGCCGATGCCACCAGCTGATATTGCGTCATAATCGTGGCGTCTAAATCCGCTAATGAAGTGTCGAACTGTTGAACCGTATCTTCACTGCCCGTCATTTGCACACCGTAGTTATCGCGCATCTCCATAAAATAAAGCATATTTTCGCGAATAATATCCTTATCAGCGCTTTCTGGATCTGCAATCCCCATCGTAAGCAAACGCTTAGTCATTGCCAGTTGTGGTGCTTCATTGGCGGTACGTTCTGAAGCGTAGACACGCTCATAAATACGTTCTGGCACCGATACACCAAAGTAGTTGTACATTGGCTTAAGCACGTTAGGTACAGGGAACGGTACAAACTTAATAAAGTGAGACTTGTGATATTTACGCCCACCAATCACATAATAGGTCGGCTCGTAGAAATCCATGCTGGCAGGATCTTGAACATTGGCATCCGTTAAATCGGCCGTTACCCATTGTGGATCAATCTGTTTAATACCTTTATACATCCCTTTAGTCACACCATCGATATTAAATGGGTTTTCATACCACTCTTTCGGGTTTGATGTCTCCACAACAAATAACGCTAAACGACCACCGTATACACGCCCAAAGTGAACCAGCTCTTTAAGCTGATGTGTAATGCGGTATTTTTTATCTCGTTTGCGAAGCTTTTTACTGATAGCACGATCATCGTCGTTATCACAATCAATATCGTAGCCTTGGCGTATCGCATCACGAGCTGGCATATTACAGGCTTTATCCACCAGCCAATGTTTAGCGATAACAGCACACATATTGTTACCAATAAACATTTGTGAGGCATACCATGAGGCCTGTGACTCTGGCACACCGTAAACTTGTTCACCTTTAAATGAGGGCACGTAGCTATCAATACTATCCATCGCGACACCTGCAATTGTGGGTTGCGGTAAATCAATCCCATCAAAGCTTCGTTCTCGCGCCAGCGCAGGATATAAGTCAGTTGTGAATGCTGACCGTTTAACCGGTGCGAGTGGTTCTGTTTTTCGCCTCTTAAACGGCCACCACATAGAATTACCTCTTAGTTGTGAAGAAACTACCGCTTCTTTTCTCAGGAGATTTAAGAATGACTAAGCCATCAGCACAATTTGGAGACTTAGCACCGTTAGGTTTTTTATCAACGACGATTTTACCTGCTGAGTTTTTTGTGTACGTTGGCTGGCAGAGTTCGGAAGTTAATCTCGATAAAGATGACATCTTTGAAGATAACGAAATAATCTCATCAGGATCATATTTCATACCATTAACAGCTCTATGGGTATTTAAAAACAATGTCCGCAAATGCCACCAAGATTGAGATTTAAAGTTTTGGAAAAAGTCCTTATTCGTAATATTTCTACCGCTGGCATCTTTCATTAAAACCTTATCCGGATTTAGTACACCAGAACTTCCTTTGTAAGCAGAAAAGGTAATAGGATTTAAACCAGCTAACTTCCGTTCTTCATTGACTTGTCTTGAATCACCACGACAACCGGCACCAATACCATCAGCATCATATAGAACCTCACTACAACCATAATCACTGGCTAAATTGATAGCCTTAACCACAGTTTGATAGATATCAGCACCTTTGCCACTCCACTCTTCGCAAGCATCAACCAATATTCCTTTTCCTGATACAAAGGCATTTTTATCTATACCTTCGTCAGCCACATCAAGAGCACCAAGGCGCTTACCTGTTGGTTCAATTCCCAACTTGATATGTGCGTCTATTGCAGACTGTATCCATGCAGAAGGAATAATCACCCCTTCAACGGATGCGTTGTAATCTATATCTATTTCTTGAGCGACTGTAACGGGATCTAAAACTTCAACCTGCTTGTCGTACCATGCTTGGTCTTTCCTTGGATCTTCTCTCCAGTGGAATGTAAATACTGGTATTTTTCCGCTATGCCTACGGATAGCGAAGCTATTAGCATTTCCATTTGGCGTTGAAATATCTTGTCTGCAGTTAGTTGTAGCTGATAAAGAAGCGTCAATAAGAGATGGCCGTTCGAGGAAAGCGGACTCATCAACAATATAAAAACTTACGCGATCCCCTCGCCCAATACCATCACCACACTCACCCGATATGATTGAGTCAGTATGAGGAAATTTTATTCTCATGTGTGGTGCATCTTTGTTTCTATTCCAACCAAAGCGAAATTCAGCGGGCAGATAAGACATAAAGATACGGGCTTTCTCTAACAGTGATTTAGGTACCCCGATTTTATCGACATACTCTTCTTTACGACTGCCTATACCAACACTAATACCGCGATTGAAATTGCATACTGTGCAAGATAAGCCGACAGTTAGCCAACTCATCCCCATATCACGCGTCTTTTCTGTGATACCGGGTTCTTGCCCTTTCCATCGTTCTATAAACCATTCAATCCATTCCTCTTGTCTAGGGAATAGTAAAAATGGAATATAAGAAGGTAAACCTCGCTCAGGGTTTCGTGGGTCATACGTCATTCCCCAATCAATAATAAATTGGGCTGGATTATCTTTGTAGTAAGCGTTGAGTGCTGGTATAGATTCTGGATTTTGGCGAATTCGTGTTAATCGTTCCATTCGCCATTCAAATACCTGCGGGTAGTCAGGATTTTTAAAATCAAACGGGAATGGGATGGGCATAGTAAATTTCTTTAATTCAATGTCTATTTAACATAATGATGCTTACACGCCCTACCGAAAATCAACTGAGTGTATTTTCTATGTGTAAGCGCTATTTATCTAAGTTATCTATTGAAATGGGTACAATTTAGAATGAATAAAACGTGCATAAAATAGGTGTGATTTTGCATAGCCTAATTTTTCAATGAAACCGCTATTTTTATCAATTTACCCCATGATTTGCTTATATGCGTCAGATGCTTCTTGAGGTGACAAGTTAGCTATCTCTGTTTTGATAGGCCCACCATCTGCACCCGTTAATTCTGTCTTGTTCTTTAGCATACCTAAATGCTGTGCAACCATCTTAAGCGCTTCATCTTGATTACGAGTAATAACCTCAACACCAAACTTCCCTTCTTTCACTCCTGCAAATACTCGACGAGCTGGCCCTGTTAAATCACGCGTATCGTGAAAATGCGCACGACCAATACCAGCACCATTACAACGCGGACAATCAGGATTTGGATCTAATGTTTCATCGTAACCGTAGCCACCCACATCTTGTGGAGGTGGTTTATTGGTTGTGAGCGCTTTTTTAGTAGCATCTTCAAACTCTATTGAATCACGCCACTGATAATTGAAACCAAAGCCCCAGCAATGACGGCAACATAATCGTCGGTATTCGGTCAACTCGTTAACGTCTGCAGTTGCGATATCCCACCATATTTTTAATACGGCATCTTGGGTTATTTCAGTTCTGCGTTCTCGTTCTGCTAATGCCTCAGTGATTGCTCTTGAAACCTTAGCATTTCTTAGCATGCGAGTAGCATTTACATAAGCTGTATTTCCTTCGCCTTTATAACCGGCTCGCTTATATGCTCCTGTTCGATTTAAGTCGATAAGGTATTCACTAACAAATTTAACCTGTTGTTCAGTTAGCCCGTAATTGCGCAGACTAAACGTGTTTTCATCATCGTGCGCATTACTGAATTCATTACTCTGCGCAGTGGGTATATCACTATTGCGCATTGGCCCTTTTGCGCATTCTTTTTTCTGCGCAGTGCGCAATTTCTTGTGCGCAGTTTTTTGCGCATTCTGCGCACTGGATATTTTGATATATCGTCGTGCAGTTGCGTAGTTTAGTTCCTTTAGTTCGCACCACTCTTTAGGGGATATTCCTGTTATAGCATGTTCGGCGAGGAACTGTTGTTGTAGCATCCCCCAATCCGGTTTTGCCATTGTGTTTATCTCCTTAGCCTATTAAAAAGCCCATTCGTTAAAATAGGCTTTATGATAAGTTAGAACGCATTAATATTTTTATAGGTAATAGTATGTCTGTAAATAATCAAGATGAAGCTAGAGATGCTGCATTTAAAGTTCATTATACAAAAGCTATTGATGTGGTAGAAAATAATGGTTATTACTGGTTTAGTGCTCCTAGACCTATGGCCTATGCTTTGGAAAGCCTTATTCAAGAGTATGGAATTGAAATTTTCATGCATAGCTATCCACCAGATTTCGATTTTGTCATATACAAACAGCATCTTCATAATAGAGAAAAGCTACAAAAATTAGCCCGAATTAGATTTGACCTTAAAGAGCAAGGTATAGATAATGATGCACTACCAACTGCACCTATCGATTAAAGCAAACATTGTGTTTTAATATAGCTCTGTAACCCCTTAATTATTTGCTCTGACTGTGCAATTCGCTCTCTGAGTAACCAATAATTTCTGATAGCGGAGTCAGTAGGTCGGGCGGTGATTGCATTATCCACGCCGGAGGTGGTAACGCCTTCGGATTTTGGACAGTTGGCTTTGATGTACACCCGCTCAGGATAACGCTCACTAAGATCACGTAACTGGCTAATTTCATTCTTTGCATCAACAAGCTCCTGAGTGTGCCTTGTATCTAATTGATTTAGTCGAGCAATACGGACTTGATAGTCTTTGTTGATTTCGACTTGTTGAGAGAGGTGACTAGTTAATTCAGCATTTGAAATTTTTAGCTTATCAATCCTGTTACCCTGCCACACCATACCGATGCTCATTACCAAGATAATGCCCACGGACACTGTTGTTTCGCCTAGTTTCATAATTAGTACCGATGATGTGAGAGAGCTATCTGACAGCGCTTTTCTAAGCTGGCTTTATCATTAACACATGAATTATCAATTGAGAGATAAACACCACCAACGACTGTGATGAGTAGTGAAAAGATAAAACCGACAATGATAATTAAAAGTTTCCATGACATAGTGCTGACTCCGCATCTCTACGACTAACTAACCCTCGCCATACTTTTCCACCAGCATAAACCCAGCGTTTCATTTCTTCGCAAGCACCATACTGATCACCCGCATTTAATTTCTTTAGTAATGTAGAACGCGCAAAAGCTGTGGTACCCACATTGAAAGCAAAGGAATATAAAGAGGCTTTTGTTTTATCATCGACCGGCACTTTAACCAGGATATCAACTTGCTGTTGCATTCTGATAAAGTCTTTCTGTAGTAATTCGTCACACTCTTGTTGTGTATATGTCTTACCTTGAATGATATCGTTTCCAGTGTGGCCATAACAAACCGTCAGAACACCAGCAACATCACGGTAAGGTTCATAACGCACGCCCTCAAAATAGCCAATCACTGTTAGTGCAATACTTACAGCGCCAGCACTCGCAACAGCTGTCACTTTTTGTTTTAGGTTCATTAGATGTCCTTTTTAGCTTTAGTCAGCATCTCACCGACTATTTTTTCGATTTCTCGCGGATCACTAGAACAATTTCGATGAACCAATTCAGCAAATAATGCTGTTCGTTTTCGCTGTTCTCGCCGTGTCATCAGATAAGTTGCTAATCCAAGAAGCATGCTAAATCCCATCCCTATTACAAAGCCCCATTCATACAATGAGAGACTTGCAAAAAAGGCAGTTAAGCCAGCCGTTCCGTAGGTAGCATTGGTTAATTTGTCCATGCGCATATACACCCCCTACGGAGTGTCCGAGTTGTTTGTGTTATGGGAAATGAAATTTCACCACACTCTCGTAGTGGCCACGCCCATGCCCTTGAGTTCATAACCCCAGTTTGTCCCTGCTCCCTGTTGGATCTAACCAGTGCATGATTGGCGGTCATGCTTCGTCACCGGTGCCTCTTTATTCATTAACCCTAACCAGATGCAAAGCTGGCTCTTTACTTGGAGACTCGGGGCTGAATCATGACATCAGCATGTAAAATACGGCCAATCCGCTTTATGACTTCATGTTATTTATTTCCTCTCTTGTTTGTTCAAATCGCTCTTTCTCAAGTTCAACCCCAAGAACTCGACGATTTAACTTTAATGCGGACTTTAGTGTTGCACCTGATCCCATAAAGAAGTCAGCAACTAGATCACCTTCGCGACTGCTTGAACGAATAATGTGTTCCATCATTTCAGCTGGTTTTTCACAAGGGTGTTTACCTGCGTAATATTGCACAGGTGGATACGTCCATACATCGGTGTAAGGAACATCAACGGTGACAGAAAAAGGACGGCGCAATAATTGATATTGTTCAGCAAGCTCCTGGTACTCTCGACTAAGAGAAGCCTGCACCTCTATCAAATCAGTATGATCACGATTTAAAGGATTACTACTAAACTTTTCACTTGCTACGCGATGAAACAGCTCCTGCAGTTTTTTGTAGTCAGACTCACTCGGTAGTTGCCATTGGCTGTAACTAAACCAGTGTGAAGCCATTTGTTTACCTGTGGCCTGTTTTATTTCTTTTGCTGTTATTCCTAACGATTCACGTGCAGATTTAAAATACTCAATTAAAGGCTTAAATACATTTTCTTTAAGCGCTTTGCATTGCTGAAGATAAGCACTACTTTTGCCCTTGTATGGACTTTGATAATGTTCAGCAAATAAAATTCTTTCAGTGCTTGGAAAGAAACTGCGTAAATCAGCTTTACATGCCCTGCGCCAAGGTCCTGATGGTTTAGCCCATACAATGTGACTTAGAATATTAAATCTTTCACGAACGAGTAATTCTGTATCTGACGCTAGTTTCGAACCGCAAAAGATATAAAGGCTACCGTTAGGCTTTAATACTCGCCAAAATTCTGCAAGCATTTCATCAAGCCAAGATAAATATGATGTTACGTTTTCCCACTGATTATCCCAACTACAAAACTTCACCTGAAAGTAAGGCGGGTCAGTTGCGATTAAATCAATACAATTATCGGGAAGTGTTTTTATATAGCTGAGTGAGTCATCATTGACTAAATTCACACTGTTTAAATTCACAGTATTTTTCATAGATCAGGAGAACCTTTTTTGATAAGCTCACTATGCTTTGTGCGCATAAGCAGTGGGCTTTAGTTTGTCCGTGATCTACCAGAACGGGTGAATGACTGTAAAGGTGCTACCAACACTTTTACAGTCGCCCATTTTCACAGTATTAGATATTTTGAAATGTATTTCCTTTGATGTTTTCTTTGATTAGTCCCGCCATTGCCAACTGCGTTAATATCAATTGGCAACGTTCCTCAGTTAAATAGGTGCATTCTGCAACTTCATTTACCGTAACCTCCATCGTGTGCGGAACAACTTCAAAAACAAGTCTTGCCTCTTCTGTCATATCACTATGTTTTAACATGATATTTTAATACCTTTGGTCAGTTATTGGTCGTGAACACACATGTAACTCTGAACAAAGGAAACAGCAACTCTTATCTGTTTTAGATACAAAAAAACCCAGCACTTAGGCTGGGTTAGTTGGTCACTGTATAAAAACGGCAACTTATACTTAAATAGTGGATCATTGGCTCAAAGAAGTCAACACGTTCTTGCTATTATTTTTACTTTTCCACTCTTTTTCACGTTTTTTAAATGCATCTTTTAAATGTGGGTAAATTAAATATTCGGCTGAACTAATGATGTCCTCAATTTCTCTTCTGCATGTAGACATAGAAGGTTTTCTATATTCTACCGTTCTATTGCGTCTAATCATTTGGCGCGGTTTCACGATATGGTGATAATAACGAGCAATAGCGCGATCTGAGCTACCAAAGGCATAACGCAGTAATAAGAGCGTAAACGCTATTCTGTCTATGTGATAAATTTTATCGACCACTTTAGCGATCAACATACCATCGTCGTCATTACACATTTCTCTCTCAGGGTAATCACGCTTTTCTACTGTCGCCATAAATTCAGCAATAATGCTACTTTGCCTTTTTTCTATTCTCCCTGAATATACCCATGCTCCAAATTTTGATAACCACGGCTGAATCCATGCGACCTGATCATCATCAAGCCTTAACCCATCAGATATACTCTTTATACTCGACATGCTCGTAACTCCATTACTTCTTGCTTAGTCTGTTCTAACAACTCAATTTCGGTACCATGAATTTCTTGCCACGATTTAGGCGAAGCGTGAAAGCCGGTTTCGTAACACGCTCTATGATGTGGAGGACACAGTGGTAAAACATCCGTATGACTAGCCCGTTGTGCCATTCCCTGCCCCGTTCTAACATGATGGATTTCCGCTAAACTGGCTCCAAACCCCATATTGCGACAACAAATACAACCCAGTTCTGCTACATCTGATAGCCACTTCTTTTCTTCTTTGGTCTTTGATTTGATCATTGGTCTTGCCTCTACGTGAAACTTAATAATTGAGATACTGTATTTTCTACAGCTTTTTGAGTGGGGAATTGCTTACGAAGGATAAAATTCCAAAGCACATCGAGTGTGGCTTTGTAGAGTTCGCTAAATGCTAAGTCGTCCATATTTGCAAAGCTGATTGATTTAGCGACACGACGTAAACTACCGTCAGGCATTTCAAACGTATCGTAATAACCGGCTTGCTCTACGACCCAATAACGAAAAGCATCAAATGACTTTGTTGCTGAGATATTTTGTGCACGATTTTGTGCAACTTCTTCAAGATAAATATCAGATGCGGATAAAAGCGCGTCAGCATTATCCGTGTAATATGAAAGGAATGTGATATAACCACGCACGAGTTCTTTTTCTTCAGGTGAAATGGTACCGCCAACTGGTTCCCAATATTCATAGCCTAAGTTGAGTAATGCGAAGTATTTGCGATGGAATCGAGGGTTCCGGGCTTTCTTAAAATTAGCTGAAAGCACATCACCACATTTGATTTTTGAATGCAGAAAATCTCTCGTAACAGGGTTAGCCGGTACAAGAGTATCGTTAGACATTTTGATAAAGCTATGCTGTGCCATACTTGACTCTCAGTTGACACAGCAAATATTTAGGATTGGGTGTTCAGTCCAATGGGATTATTGTACCAAGTTTACGCAAATTTAGAAATTACATAGACAATAATTACATATTAATTTTCAAAAAAATATATCTTACAAGAACTATCTCATATTAAATAATGACATAGCCAAACCTTTTAGTCGACTTTCTATATTAATTATTCTATCACCCAAACTATCTAAATATAATTCAGCCTCATTAGAAGTATCTTTTGTAATATAATCCTGATTATCATTAATTAATTCTCTGGTTTTATTATACTCTTCCTTCAACCTATCTTTTTGATCTATCAATGAATCTATTTCTTTTATTAAATTATTTTTTCTTTTAATCATATCAGAAGAAAAATCATTAGATTTAGATAAAGTTACACTTTCATTATCTAAATCAACAGAACCAAACAAATCATCTGAAAATATATTTTTATAATAATAACTATGTGGTTTTATTTTATATTTATTTAAAATTTCATTTTTCTTTTCTTCAGATAATCTCTCTAACTCTTCTATTGACGAATCCTTCACATTAACTTCACTTAAAAAACTTTTAGCTTTAGATAAAAAAGATGGTTGAGTATACATATTAAATGAATTTAAATTTTTATTTAGAATTTCAGTACGTAAACATTCTAATGGTCCTATTGTTTTTCCATGAACTTTATACCACCAATCATTTTTTACATCATTCGTGATAAATATCACATTTTTAATATTATCATCATGCTCTACTTTATTTAATATCTCATGCCATAGATACAAATCTCCATATTTATCTTTATAGTAAACACCATCAAAAAAAGACTCTGAATCTTTCTTTTCTTTTTCATCCATCCATCCAGGACCAACTTTCACACTATAGCGCTTATTACCTAATTCATTTATTTTATTTATTTCATTTTGTTTAAGAGGTTCAGCAATTTTTCCTATAGAAATCATATCAATCCAGTTTCTTATCTCGTCAGATTTACTGATAAAATCATTATCACTAAGTCTGTTATCTATATTTTCCACAATAAATTCTTTTACTTTTTGCTCTATATCTTCTTTTAATAGGCATAAATTGGAATGTAATTGATGATATTTATTTTTTATCGACTTATCAGCGTCATTACAAAAAACATTAATGGAATCAGTGGTTAAACTCAACTCCTTTTTTATCTCGTTCAAATTTTTCAATGAAGAGCTAATAACGCCAAGTCTATTTCGTTGGTACTCTAAACAAATTTGAAAAGGAAACCATAGTCTGTCTTTAATAAGTTCTACAACACTAATAAAGTCATTTTTAGTTTCTTTTTCACACCTATATAAATTTAAAAAACAGTTTGTATCAAAAATAAATATTGTTTTACGGCTAGAAAACATTTCTTTTTCTACATCTTCAGTTACTCCATAAAACCCTTTAAATCTATCACGCATAAAGATATCACCTAAATATTGTTTATGACATATATATATTAGTAATAAATATATGAATTGTCATTATGTTATTGCATATGAAATCTCTCTTTTTTGAACTAAAATGCTTTTTCTGCGTAACGACGGCGTTTATCGCTTTGCTGTGATTGTTGTTGCATTTTGGACACTTCTGACGCTGTAATTTGGTCGGTAGGCAGATAGTGGCCATTCTTAAACTCTTGATAGACGGTACCGGTTTCTCCATGCCTAAATTTATCAATAATGATCTCGGCATAATTTTTCGCGGGGCTATTTGGGTTATATACGGCCTCCCTATAGGTAAATAAAATTAAGTCAGCATCTTGCTCTAAGCTACCAGAGTCGCGTAAATCAGCAGAAACAGGACGGCGTTGATTAATAGGTCTTTTATCAACATCACGAGATAGCTGGCTTAACGCAATAGTTGGCGTGTGTAATCGCTTTGCCAACCCTTTTAAAGATGCAGAGATTTTTGCAATTGCTAAATCATTACGTTCCGCTTTAGGTTTTTTAATTAACCCTAAATAATCAACAAAAATTCCTTTCAAATTTGGATATTTACGTTTGTGGTTTTCACTGATTGCACATATTTGTTCAATAGTTAGATTACTCGCATCGATGATATGAATATCTCTATCCATTAAATGGCCTAGTGCTGAACTTAAACGCCCCCATCCTTCATCATCCAATCGCCCACTATGTCTCAATGTTGATATTGGCAATTGTGCAGAACCAGCAACTAAACGCTCAGTGATTTGCTGATTAGACATTTCCATCGAGAAGAACAATGCACCGCCTCCATCTCTGGTCATCCCCTCAGTCATCGTTAGTGCAAGCTCTGTTTTTCCCATTCCCGGACGACCACCAATAAAAACTAAGTCCGTTGGATTAAAGCCTCCTATTTTGTCATCTAAAGCTTCAATACCACTTTTAATCATCCCAACAGCATCTTCCCCTTTGTTTCTGCGTTCTAAAACATCTACATAGCCTTCAAGTAGTGTATTTAAATGCACAGGAAGTAGGTTCTGACTACCAATTGTCAGCAGGCCAATTTGGGTTGCAAATTGATGAATAAATTCTTCAGCTTGTTCATGATTATTTGCTGTAGTAATGTCATTTTGATACTTGGCGATTAATTGAATTACTTCTCTAACGCGATAATAACTATAAACTTTTGAAGCATAGCCTTTTAAATTCGCTGTCCAAATAGGTGTTTTAGATAGCTCAAGTAAATTTGCTAAATCGCCCTTTTCACCTAGAGCGTCAGCAATAAAAAATGGATCTATTAGAGAGCTTGCTAGTGCTTGTTTTTTAATTTCTTTGTAGACATTACGGAAATATCCAGAGCTAAACGCCTCTTCAGGTAATGTAGCTAATACCTCATACGCATCTTGACTAGCACCACCAGCTAACAAACCACTAATCACCGCATATTCTAGTTCTCTCTCATGCATGATGATTGCCTCTGCGATATGTTGGCCAGTTAAACGTTAATACCGTTCCACCCTGTAATAATCTGTCCACGGCTCGTTCACCAAGCATTTCTTGTAGTTCAACAACGGGCAAGTTGCTTATCAAAATTGTAGGTAGCAAATCTTCGTAGCGATCATTAATCACCTCAAACAAGATATTACGTTCAGAATCAGTGCCATACTGAACACCAATTTCATCAATAATTAACAAATCAGGTGTGCAATATTTTTCAAGTACATCAAGTTCACTGAATTCTGAATTTCCAGCCCATGTTCTTCGAAAAGCGCGAATGATACGTGAGGCTGTGGTAATGAATACCGTTTCTTGCAAGTCTCCGGCAATCTGACGGGCGATTGATACTGCAAGGTGTGTTTTACCAGTTCCGGGGGTTCCACACAGTACAAGCCCCTCTCCTGCGTTTTTTCGATCACTCCAAGTTTCAACGTATTGCTGACAAATTTTTAAATTATGTTTTGCTATCGGTGTTGAGGCTACAAATGATTCAAATGTCGCATTAGCAAAACGAGGTGGAATATTCACCGCAGTTAGTAAATTTTGTTCAGACATTTCCACCTCCCACAAACCAATGCGGATCTTGAGACTGGTAATCTTTTTCGCTAAACCCAGTGTGAGAATTTACTTTTTGAGTTTGTACTACTGGTCTTTCAGGAAATAGTCCCTGCCAACCGTTAGCAATTGAATTGCAAATCACAGCATTGGCATCGGTGCAAAGCGATAATTTTTTTGCTTGTTGCTTGCACATGGTTTCTGTCAGCGGTTTTTTAATTTCTTTCCTGAAGTTAATCCAATCCAGCCAAACCTCATCACTCACATTTGACGGTTTAGCCAATTTCGGATCGAATTTATTTTTCGATTTTTTCCCCTCGAGTAATTCTTGTGGATCATGTTTTGAATTTACTTGTGGATCATGTTTTGAATTTACTTGTGGATCGCCTCCAGATTCTGGAGGGTGAAAACCACCTTGAACGCCAGATTCTGGAGGGTCAAAACGTACATTTTTACTGTTTTCTGTACGGTCAGAATCTGGACGGTGAAAATTTGATAGTTTTTCACGTTGTTTTCTTAATTTGGCGTTCTCTTCTAATGCTATTTTTTCCAATTTATCGACATTTAAAAAATATAAATTTGAAGCATTACGATTGCCATTTCTACGTTGCTTTTTAACTAACCAACCATCACGCTCAAGTTCATTACATGCATTGCGAATTGTGCTAATTCCCGCACCAATTTGACGACTGATGGTTTCAACACTGGGATAAGCAACCCCTTCATCGCTCGAATAATCGGCTAGGCGTACCATGATCATTAATTTGGTACCCTTTACACCTGAAACAGCACATGCATCCCATACATAGCCAGTTAATTTATTACTCACGTTACACCCCCAGTGCTTTAGCAATATTACGGCAAGCATTTTGGTACTGCTCAGGGGTTAAATTTTTTGACAGTAATTTTTGTTTCTGCTTCTCATACTGCTCCCAAACTAACAATGCAATAACACGTCTACCCTCAAAAATATCCCTAATTTCTGAAATATGAGCAGGCTTATCATTCAGCATGAATCCGTTACGGTATGTGATTTTTTCAGTTGATCTAATCATTGGTCTTGCCTCTTGAATTAATGCACGCTGGTCGGGCGTGATATCTCATTTAATGCACGTACTACATTGTTTATTTGGTATGACATGTCACGACCTTCTAATAAGATTTCAGTCATAGCATCAGCAAAACGCTGAATGGCCACGGTTGCTAAATAGTTTTTTGTATCTCCACGTACTCGAGCTAACCTCGAAGCCGGTAGTGCCATTTCTATCGCTGGCATTAACTCAGCAATCTTTCTTTGAGATGCACGGGAATCACCTCTTAACCAGCGAAATATCTGTTGTCGGTTATTGTTGATTGCTTTCCAATCTGCCTTACCCGTTTGATCCTCAATGGCATATAATCGACCATTTTCTTGATTAATCACTAATCGTAAGTAAGCTCGACTAATCTCGATGGCAACATGTTCTTGCCCTTGTTCTACCGCCCAATCTTCAATTTCAGCTCTGATAATGTTGATATCAAAATTCATTTTTGCGTCTCCTGTCGCTAAAAAATTGATTACGCATAATCAGTTTTTTAATTTGATACCTGTAATACTGATGATGATTTAGGAAGCCCATCAAACTGATTAGGATAAATTTCTGGCGCAACCTCATGAGGTGTTACTTGCCAATTTAAGCATTCACACAGGCTTAAAACCTTTAGAGCAGGAACGCCATTTTTGAACCATAAATGCACTGTTTGAGGCTTCGTATTTAATCGTCGAGCAATCTCTGATTGGCTCGCTAGATTGATAATTTTGTTTTTTATACAAGGTGTCATTGTTTTCTCCTTTTGAATTACAAGTTAATCTTACAATCAAACACACAACAATATCAAGTTTTTCTTGAAGTGATCCCTACAAGGAAAGCTTGTAATATAATTTTATGAAAAAGAATCCGAATGAAGTATCAGCTACACGTATTAGCCAAATACTAACCGAGCGAAACTGGTCTCAATCAGAATTAGCTCGTAGGCTCGGTGTTAGCCCTCAATCAGTGCAATTTTGGGTGAGCGGTAAAACAGCACCTAGGGGTAATAATTTAACAGCATTGTCTAGTCTCTCAGGATATCCAGAACATTGGTTTTTTATGAGTGATGTTTCAACTGAAGTAATGAATAAGCCAGTTGTCCGTAAGAGTGATTCTTATCTTGTTGAACTACTTGATATAGAAGCAAGCGCAGGCCCTGGCATTATTAATAAAAGTGAATTTATTGAAACAATTAGAGCTATTGAATATACATCTGATGAAGCACTCCGTTTATTTGGCAACAGACCTAGTGCTAATATAAAAATGATCACTGTGGTTGGTGATAGTATGCAAAATACTATTGAACCAGGAGACCAAGTTTTTATAGATGTTCACATAGATTATTTTGATGGTGATGGCATTTACGTTTTCATTTTTGGTCAAACATTGCACATTAAAAGACTTCAAATGATAAAGAATAAATTAACCGTTATCTCTGATAATCCCAATTACCGAGATTGGGATATTGGTAAAGAAGATGAAGACCAATTCTTCATTTTTGGTAAAGTCCTCCTCAGTCAATCTAGAACATACAAGCGTTACGCTTAAAATCCTTTCATAAAATTCAAATTAAATTACAGGAGCTAAATAGCTCTTGTAATTTTTTATACGCACAATTACAAGAATTATTTGTAAAAAAGACTTGCAATATTCAATTTTAACTTGTAGATTTACTAACAACAAAAACAACACAGCAAGTGTTTAGGTAAGTGTTCAGACCTTCTTATTCAGCACTAGGGAATATTTCAGACCAAAGCTATAAGGCAAGACCTGACGGCTCGGAAAGACGAGCAATAAGTTACAGACGTAAAAAAACCCACCGAAGTGGGTTCCTTTACCTCGGGTCGCCGACCAAAGCTAACCGAGAGTTCTACTAGCGCGACCAAACGCTAGAAGAGGCAAGACCAATGATAAATCACTGATCGCCGTTATTTTAAAGGAGTTGCTATGAAAGCACAACCTGAAAGCCTAACCGTCACACTCTATATTCATGCTCAAAAACAGTTCGATGGTTCTTATCAATATAACGCCTACGCATTTAAAGCCGATCCTAATGATGGACTAGGTTTCGTTATTGCAGAACACACTGTTGATGTTCCTTTTAAAGAGCCAACTCAAACTGATCTCGTTCACGCTGAAATTGATTTTCTACGCAATGAGCAAGAAAAAATTCTTTCTGATGCCCAAGTGAAATCAAGCCTGTTAGAAGATCAAATCCAAATGCTTCTCTGCTTGGAAGGCAAACCCATTTCGAAAACTGACGAAGAAATCCCTTACTAAGAGGCAAGACCAATGAAAACTTTTATCTGTGTATTTGAGCCTACGACCGAGGCTCGTACAAACAATGGTGCTGTACCGTTGGCCATAGCGTTAAGCACTGCTAATGCAAAACTGGCAACAGCGACTGCAGTAGTGAAATTATCTGAAGCATATCCAGAAGCTATGGATAACTTTAATACTGATGAGCCATTAATTAGCGAACATATTGACGGTTCTGCATGCCCTACTTTAGATACTTTCGATGAAAAATTTGCTGTTGAAAATGAGTATGACGGTACTCAATGGAAACCTATCGAATATAGAGAGTTCAAAAAGCTAGCCACAAAACCTCGTATCGCCAGCCTGCTGTTATTTGGAAAGACTCAAATAACAAACAAAGAGTTCTCTTTTACATTGAAATATCTTGCTGGCACAGAAGATCCCAAAATTCGTAATATCGCCACAGGCCTTGCTGAAATAACAAAACTTTCTTTGATGGATGCTGAGCAAACGATGGAAATAGCACAGGCTATCTATGAGTTTGCTAATGAAGATGTCACCGTTGAAGAAGCTAAGTCATTAGGTGAAAGTTGGCTAACAGAAGAACCAGAGCAACAACAAGAAGAGATATCGTCTATCAAGCGTAACTATTCAACCATAGATACTGAAATCGCCTTAGCACTCTTAGATGATTTTGATCCTAATAATGTTCTGCCCTCTCAAGTAAAGAAAGCCAAAGAGCTGATAGATGATGACGACAAAGCATGGAAACGCTGGTCAATGGATTTACGCACAACAGCTGGCATCTTAGATATACCTCGTGAAAAGATTTTTGCATTAATAGCTGAAAGTAAAAAACAACCTGAGTTATTAGATAATCCTAATGCACGAAAAGAGTTGATTGATCTGCATTTGGGCATTAGCAAATCTAACAACATTAAAAAAGAAGAAATTACTACTAAGTTAACTCAAACAGATAATGCCTCTTTAATATCCAAAGAAAATACAGTTGAGAAAGAAACTAAGCCTAAACGTTCGCGTAAAAAGCAAGAAGTAGCACTTAAGACAGAAACAGCTCAAGTGATTGAGCAAACTGAAAAACCTAAAGAGCCTGAAACACCATCAGTACAGCACGATAATTTTGAACAACGCGCGAGTGTGCTTGAGGAAGTTCTTAACTTAGGTGATGCAAATAATCTTAATATTTGGAAGCGTGTACAACGTACAGACCCTCGCTTTACTAAACCATTAGAAGGTATGGGATTTGTAGGAACTAGCATAAACAGTACCTACATGTTTATGCGTGCGACTGAAATATTCGGTCCTATTGGTGAAGGCTGGGGTTATGAAGTCCTTGAAGAAAAATTTATTGATGGAAAGCCTCTTGTAGAACCTGTTCTCGATGAACGTAATAAACAAGTTGCAACCCGTTTTTTACGTGATGGTGATGGAGCGTTATTCTGCGAACAAAACCACTCAATTAAGATCCGTTTTTGGTACATCATCGAATGTGAAACCCGCGGTGAGTTTGAAAGTTATGGTGCAACACCATACCGCTATCAAACTAACTATGGCATTAAGGTTGACGGTGAAGCTATTAAAAAATCACTAACTGATGCAATCAAAAAAGCCCTATCAATGCTTGGCTTTAGCTCTGATGTCTTTATGGGTATGCATGATAACCCTGAATACTTAGCGAGTAATAAGCTTGAGTTTGAAATCAAAAACGCGAGTGAAAAAGCAGAAGATATCACACGTATTCGCAAAGAATTAGACGAGAAATTTACTAAACATACGGAAGTTATGCGTAGTGCTGTTACTGAGAATGAATTGCGAGGCATTGCATCCACATTAACGCGCGAAATTTCTGCACATATCAAATCAGCTCAAGAACGTCGTGACAACGATTACGAAAAATATTTATCCGGCCGTTTACGTCGATTAAACCAAATCGAAAAAGAGTGTTTAGACCAACTGAAACAGAAAGAAGAGGCAATCTAATGACCAAAACTACCGCTATCGCACTGGCGACCAATTACGAAAAATTACAACAACTCGTTGAAACAGGAGAATTCTCTCCTGAAGATATCGCAGATACGTTGGAAGGTATCGAGGGCGAGTTAGGTGATAAATTGGATGCAATTATGCACCACGTTCGCAATATCGAAGGTCAAGCTAAAACACTGGATGAGGAATCTAAACGTTTATCTGATCGTAAAAAATCATTCGAAAACCAAGCTAAAAACCTAAAGAAATATGCTCTTAACTGCTTATTGGCTTCAGGATTAGATAAATTAAAAACAACAAAAAATACATTCACAGCTAGAACTGGTGTTGTTCGAGTCATTATCGACAATGAAGCTTTGTTACCGGATGAGTTGGTTGATGTTCAAACCATCACCGCGCCTGATAAAAAAGGCATCAAAGAAGCGATTGAAAACGGAATTGAAATACCTGGTGCTCACTTAGAAGTCGGTGAACGTTCATTAATGGTTCGTTAATTCATAATAGCGCCCTTTAATGGGCGCATTATCAGGAGATAAACGTTATGGCCATGAAGTTAGAAGTTGTCATCACTCATGATGAAACAACCAATAAATGCAGTATCGAATGGTCTACGGCATCAACAAAAAATGTCACAGAGCAAGAACAGCAAGCCCTTTCATCGATGCAAAAAGCGTTATTGCTACAACTGGGGCATCCTATAAATACAGCTATCATTCATTAGCGTGACATGTCACAAAGAGGCAAGACCAATGCTAAGACACTCCCAACAAAAAGACCAAGCCGTAAAGATCACATTACCTGATGGTTCACATGGCTTTGTTTCAACAGATAGACGTTGCCATGTTTCATACGACTTTCCAGCACACGTCAAAATTGAACTTCAGCCCACTCACTCTGAACAGCAAAGGAGTGAACAATAATGTTTGGTTTATTCCTTTTGATATGTAGCTCGGTGAATTGTCAGTTTGAGCCCTATGGTTACATTTATCCTGATGAAAAAAATTGTTTAATTGATAAGGAATTACTCGCGACCAAAGGGAAAATAGCAGAGTGCTATCCAGTAGAAGGAATTATTCGGGTAAAAGTTGATTAAGCATAATCAGTTTTTACTTTTCGTTGTTATTAGCATGGTGGTTTATTCAAGACCAATGGATAACCACCATGAAATTATTAACACCTTGGAAACCAGGGAACCAATTATTAACAAGTTTTGATATTAAATTAGGTCGGTTAGCGTTCAGTGTAAGAAATAGACCATGCACTGATGCTGAAATCAAACACTCCTGTGATACAGCAGACCGACTTATTTTATTGATGATGAGGCAAGACCAAAATGAGCGGAAAACTGATGAAAGCTAGTGCTTGGGCTAAACGAGAATTTGAAATAGGTTCTATTCCAGATAATAGAACCATAAAAAAATGGGTAGAAACTGGCTTATTAAAAGGCAAAATCGTTGATTGTTCTGTTTGGGTATATTCATCCGAACGTTGGGGCATCGAGTCCGTTATTTCTTCATGTGTCGATGAGTTAATAAGGGCTTCTTGATATGGCCAGTAGACCAAGAAGAAAGGAATTTAGGCATTTGCCTGACTTCCTATATTACGATTCATCTAAAAAACAATATCGTTTAACGCTAACTAACGGTATTCGCAAATGTATTGGTGCAGATAAAGCAAAAGCTATCGCAATAGCCAGAGAATACAACAATATTATGCGACCAGAAAAATGCGTTTCTGTTAATTCATTAATTATTGACTCGGGAGGACAATATGGAGAAGCCCTTCCCTTCTCTGAGCATTTAGATAAATTGTTTTCTCGGATCATCAATGATGAACAACCATCTAAAAGCACTTTGAATGACTGGACTAACGACCTGGAAAGAGTGAAATCCTTTTTTAAGGATATTCCATCAAATGAAATATCTTTGGAACACGTTAATGGATTTATTAATGAATACCATGCTGAAGCTTCCGCCAATGTACAAAATCGAAAAGTAGGTTTTTTAAAGAAGATTTTCAGTTATGCGGTAGATGAATCTCTTATGTTCGATAACCCAGCAGAACGTAAGAAAATGAAAAGAGTCGATGGTAAAAAACGTAGAAGATTATCTTATGATGACTTTCTTAAAATTCGAGTATCCGCAGAGCCTTGGTTAAGAACAGCAATGGATCTCGCATTACAGACAACGCAAGCAAGGCTCGAAGTATCACGCATAAAATACAATATCAAAGCCCCTAAAGAAGGAATATGCGGGTGTGTTTGGTATGAAGAGCCTAAAAATGGGATATATGGAATGATTTATATCCATAGGCAGAAAGTACAATACAAAGAAGCTTCTCACGTTGCTATTCCCATAGGAAAGGCATTAAAAGAAATCATCGATAATAGCCGTGACAATGTAGCAAGCCCTTATATTGTGCATAGACTACCTACTCGTACCCCAAATAAAGTGAGTAAAGAAGTTAATCATCCAACACAAGTTGCACCTGATTACCTTAGCCGTGCATTTTCAGCGCTACGTGATCGGGTTGGCGTTGCTAGTCATTTGCCTTTAGATGAAAGACCAACCTTTCATGAAATAAGAGCATTGGCGGCCTTTATGTTTAAACAGCGTGGTTTTGATCCTCAAGCTCGAATGGCTCACAGTGATGCGGAGTCGACAAAAATTTATACTGAAAATCATGTACAATGGGTTGAAGTGCCACATTGTGAAATTGCTTAAAATGAATTAAATGCTATACATTCATATTTTAATTTTTTCTAGAATAAAAAGGGATATTAACTATCTTTATATTAAGATATTAATGTTTTTCGCAAATTCTTGCACTTGTATGCCCACTTTATAGCTATATTATCAAATTAAATTAAAACTCCTTTGATAAATAAATTTCGACGAACTCAACATATAAAAGACTAAAACATGAACTATTCTAAAATAACCGAATTGGTTAATAATATAAAAAAATATCGTAATACTCTAGAAAAACAAGCAATTCCATTCAGAACCACAGAAAAAGCAGACCAATTTGATCTTATGAATTATAATGATTGGTGTAACTCAGTATTTGGTGATGGCCTAATAAAGCTTCGTCTCTTTACCGAGAACAACTTTAACGTAATAGAGACTCTTAGCTTAGTTTCTGTTACTCGATATATTTTTGAATTAAGTGTTTGGCTGCATCTTTTTATTTTAGACCCTCGCTATGGGCTTGTTTATTATGCTCAATTATTCAGGAGTCAACTTCAATATTGGGAGAGATACAAAGCGCAACTAGAAAAAGAGATTGTTTTTTTAAAAGAATTAGGTGATGAAGAAAGTCAACTAATCGCTAAAAAAATGGGTGAATTTTATGTTCTTCCTAAAGAGGAACAAGACATTGACATCATGCAATTAGAAATTAAAAAAATTTATAATAAAATTGACTCAAAAGCCGCTAAAAAATTTTCAATACATGCAGAACAAGCTAGGCATAATGGTTATGAGTTTCAAGCATATTTAATTGGTATAAAGCAGCTACCTACTATTAATGATTCCATATCAGAAATAAAAGCAGAAAAGAAACTGTTTGAGTCCAAAATTACTGATGATATAAAAAACTTAATCCCCAAACCATGGAAGTGGAATCTGATGGCACAAAAAGTAGGCCTCAATGATGAGTATAACTTTATTTACTCATATACCAGTAAATTACTTCATGCAGTCCCGTCTAGCATTACAACAAATTCTAAGAATCTAGAATCAGATGAAATAATTTTGTTTTTGAAATATATTGATAACAAAATACAAGAGATTATAGAGCTGAGTAATACCTATCTAGAACAAGGTTAACCATTCATGTCTATGCGTTCCAGACACAAAAACCAAACAAATGCTAATCAAATTTATTTAAAAGAATAGTGGTAAAACCCCCTTTAACTCATTGATTCTTATAATGCATATTATGTATATCTAGCACTGTATGCAATCACACATAAATTCATTATTTGTACTTAAAATCAAAGTGTTAGATAACTTAAAATCGGTTTCATGGGGTGTCGGGGGTCGTAGGTTCAAATCCTATCATGCCGACCAACAATATTTAAGAAAACCAACCACTTACGGTTGGTTTTTTTATGTCTGGAATTTGCCACTGGTAAAACTCTGGTAAAACTCTGGTAAAACGACGACAAATCACCTCTCAAAATCCCCCTTTCTTTAGTGCATAAAGTTGCCCTTTTCTCCTTGCTATCCTACCCATTACCTTATATAAATTGCTGTATAAAAACACAGTTAAATAGGTGATACTATGATTAAACTCGAAATCAATAATGCGGAATATATTGCTCAGTTAGAAGAAGCTCGTTTATCTGCAGACAACCCTTATGGCTATCTGTTTATGGACATTGTCTTTTCTGATCCAAGATAGGTAATAATGTAACAGTTGGTGCTAACTCATATATCATTGGTAATGAGTTACATATTGGTGACAATGTTATGATTGGGGCAATGAGCTTTATTGATAAAGACATACCTCCTGATAGGATCGTATTTACCCCAAAAGAAAAGAACACAATAATAGAGTCTCATATTAAAAACAATTTCATTATATAATACTCGCTCAGATTTGAGCTAATACAGGTATGATACAGAGTCGATTCTAAATTGACAGACTGTTCTGTGCTAGAAGCGGACGTTGGTTATTTAAGAGATTAACAAGAGCATCTGGTTAGGCTTTTTGGCTATTAAATTCAGAGCTAAGCCAGTGGGCAAATGCCATAACCCGTTTTTCGAAGTCTGTTATGCCACTTCGGGGTTTAATGCTAATTTCCAATAGGTAATCCATATCTTCCGCTAGTGCAGGATATCGTGAGTTAAATTTAGCACGATACTCATGTAGAGAGTCAGGCCAGTCATTATCTTGTTCACTACGAAGGATGTTGGTTGCTCTGATAAGTTTTCGCGCAGCCGAGCGCTGAAGCTGTAACTTTTTGTTTTCGTTAGAAGATGTTTTTATTTGAATTACTAGTTTATCCAGAACCTGCATAAAGTCACCATTCACAGCTACTGCAATAGCTTTTGAAGGTTTGAAAGCTTGAAAGTGATGACTCAAATCCTCGCCATAAACGCAGTGACAGTGATGTTTAATCCAGTATCCCCAACTGAGTACATTATTTGGATCGAGAACCTGTCCCAGCAGACCACAATCAAAATCAATTTTACTGATAACGGGATTATTTTTTTCAAGAACAGACTGAACAGTTGCAAATTGTTCTTTAGTAGCCCGATCAAGTTCATGTTTGAAAATGACTGTCATATCCAAATCAGACCTACCTTCCTTTGCTCTGCCTTCAGCTACACTTCCGTATACGTATATACTGTGTATAAGGTCAGGAAAGCAATGAGTTAGATTTGTCACAACGCATTCAATTATACGTGAGAATGCAGGTTGAATTTCCACGTATTTGGGCTGGGATATAAAATCGTTATGATCGGTGGCCATCTATTTTCCTGTTTGCTAATGTTACTTTTCTGGATAATAGGCATTTTGAGCCTGAAATTCTCGCATCCAAACTATTATATCTTAATGTCTGCTTCTCGCTCAAAACAGGCGATCATATTTAGTTATATTTCTACCTACGAAACCTGTTAGCTCAAACCTGAGCTAACAGGTATAAATATGATAGCTGTCGTATCAATAATGATATTTTATCAAGAAGGTATCTCACTTGATTTTCTTAATCGCTAGAATTTGGTTACTTTATTTATGATTTTATTATTTATGGATAAATACAATTCAATATTTTATTTGCTTGTTATTTTGATGGTATTTACATGTGTAATGCTCATTATCAGCGGAAAATTTTTAAGTCACTCAATAGATAACTATATAATATAAATAAATTTAAGATATGATTATTAAATATATGGCATTAATTACTAATGCAACAAAGGATTATTATGATTAACAAATTAATTTTCGCTATTTCTTTCTTCTCCTTATTCATTCTAAATGGTTGTACCCAAAGAGATCGTGATGCTATTTCAGACTTAACTTATGCTCTTACTGGAGTACCTGGAGCTAAACATAAACAAGCTTTACAAAACCAAGAGCAAGGAGTACCAAGTAAAGCAAGGTTAGAGAGATTAAAGCAGATAGAAGAGTTCAAAGCGCGTAGATCGTATTGGGTTGGCAAATCCGTAGATGATCTTGTTATGTCTTGGGGCAGTCCTAGTAACACACATAAAAGAACAGATGGTGGCACACAATACACATGGAAATGGACACAAAATAATGGATGGGGGCAATCGACAATTTGTACAAATAATTTTGTTGCTAATAAAAAAGGGACTATTACAGATTGGAATTATTCAGGATGCTGGGAACACTTATAA